ACGATGGGGGGATATGTCCCCGTTCCTGGCGCTCCGTTCATTGTTTTGAGATCAGACGGAACGCAGTATTCCATTGGGCTGCCTGCCAGAAACAGTTCAGGCACAGATTACACCGTAGCGAGTTCCGTCAAGACCAGCGACGGAACCGAGTATTACCCGATTTAAGGAACGATCATGGCCGCATACGAAGTCCTGTTGCTCAACACAGCAGTCCCCCAGATCCAAGCTGCACAGTCAGGCGATACTTATTTGTTTCCGCGAGACGTTGATATTAATGGTGGAACAATTGATGGGACAACGATTGGCGGCTCAAGTGCTGCGGCAGGAACATTTACAACCGCTACTGCGACAACCGGCAATATCACAACGGTTAACGCAACAACTGTTAATGCTACGACTATCAACGCAGGCTCGTTAATTGTTAGCAAGTCAACTGGATGGACGCAAAGCGCGGATACGTATGTAACCACATCATCTGGGGCGTCTGATGTTCATACCGCAATGCGGCGTTGCGTGTTGCTAGATGACGGGAGCGTCAACTATTACTTGTCGGCGACCGATTCGACGCTGAAAGCCGATGGAACGGCAGCAGATCTAAGCGGTGCTAATGGTCAGGTGATGGTTGAGATTCCAGCGTTTTACGTTAAATTCACTCCGGGATCAACGAGAACTTGGTCTGTGTCGCTACTTCCAGCGCCTGGCTATGGACTTCATCCAGCGTTTATGAAGGATGGCGAATTTGTTCCGTATCGTTATGTTGGCGCATATGATGCTTGCGTGAACACCACCGGAAGCACTTACCAGTCGGGTTTGAATTACGACAGCAATGTTGGTGCTGGACAAAACTGGAACACTGGCACTGCAAAACTTGCATCTGTGTCTGGAATTTTCCCAGCCGTTGGGATTACTAGGGCGCAGGCTCGGGCGTTAGCTGCAAACCGTGGTACTGGTTGGCGACTTGTTGACGCTTATTTGATGTGGGCGATTGAGTTGTTGTTTCTGGTCGAATATGGAACTTTCAGAACTCAACAAACGATTGGCGACGGTAACGTGGCGGTGTCTGCTGGATACCCTGCTTCAAGTGGCAACCAGACCGATTCACCGCACTCTGAAGCTGGCAAGTCAAACAGCATTGGCAATGCCAGCACGAACACAACGAATGGCGCATCGAGTGGGACTCGCAACACTGCGTTCATGTCTTATCGAGGTATCGAAAACTGGTATGGCAACTGCTACAGTTGGGTTGATGGTTATAACATCAACAGTAATCAAGGGTATGTAAGCAATACACGCGCAAATTTTGCAGATGACACGGCGACTAATTACAACGCGATTGGCGCTGCGATGGTTGCCACTGATGGCTATGTAACGAATGTGCAGCAAGAACCGTATGCGTTCCTGCCTAGCGCAGTTGGTGGTAGCAGCTCAACGTATCTTGCTGACTATTACATTCAAGCTAGTGGATGGCGGGTCGCGCTCTTTGGCGGGAATGCGAATGCTGGTGCGGCTGCCGGCGGGTTCTTTTGGTATCTGATTTATGATTCGTCTGCTGCGAGTCGTGCTTTTGGTGCGCGGCTCGCGTTCTAAGGTGTTGTAAAGGGGCAACGGTGTAATAGATGGATGGCAGGTCACTATCTTTGGCAGGAATGCGAATAATGGTGCGAATGCCAGCAGGTTCTTTTGGAATCTGAATAATGATTCATCTAATGCGAATCGTAATATTGGTGCACAGCTCGCTGTTGTGGAAACACGGCGCCGTGTCCCCTGTCCGATTGGGCGAATATGACAATCCAATACGGCTTGGTAGCAAAAGCGAACAGCCGGGAAGTCAACAGCGATGAAGCGTCACGGTAATCTTTGGGGCAAGATAATTGACCTTGAGAATATCAAGTTGGCGCATCGTTTTGCCCGTAAAGGTAAATCGTTCTATTCAGAAGTAAAGATGGTTGATTCCGACATTGACAAGTATTGTTTGCAGATTCAAGAAATGCTTGCAAACAAAACTTTTACAACTAGCCGGTATGAGGTATCTGAGCGGCATGACGGTAGGAAACAAAGGGTGATTCACAAGCTGCCATATTTTCCTGACAGGATTGTGCAACACGCCTTATTGAATGTTATTGGCCCAATATTGGTCAATGCGTTTATTAGAGACTCTTTTCAGTCAATACGAGGAAGAGGGACTTATGACGCAATGAAGCGCGTAAAGAAATTGGTCAGAAGCAATGACTGCCCAAAATATGCGCTTAAGATTGATGTCAAAAAATACTATCCGTCCGTTGATAATGATCTATTGAAGGCTGCGGTTAGGCGAAAAGTTAAGTGTCAAGACACGCTATGGCTTATTGATGACATTATTGACTCAACAAAAGGATTGCCGATAGGTAACTACACAAGCCAACATTTTGGCAACTTGTATCTGAATTCTCTTGATTGGCACATCAAGCAAAATATTCGGCCAGATGGTTATTACAGATACTGTGACGACATAGTTGTATTTGGAAAAACTGTAAATCAACTGATGCTAACAAAACAAAGAATTGAAGATTGTTTATCAATGTTGAGATTACAAGTTAAAAGGAATTGGTCGATCACTAACGTAGAAAAAAACGGCATAGACTTTGTGGGGTATAGATTTTTTCCAGCGTTTACTAGGTTAAGAAAAAACATTGCGGCAAATTTTAAGTCAACGTGCACTTGGATTCGAAAGCATAAAAACAAAGTTGATCGTGACCTGGCGCTTAGTAAGTTAATGGCTTACAAGGGTTGGGTAATAACGGCAAGTGCCAAACAGTTGTGGAGACAAAATGTCTCACACAATTTGGTAACGATGTTTCCAAAACAACTTAGAGGTGCGATATGAAAGTGTATTCTGATTCTCAGCCGCAAACTTATCAAGTTATCGGGCAAACCTTGTACATTCGATGGGACGCGCAAGAGATAGCAGCGCCATCGATGGGAGAGCCCCGGACTCAGTGGGTGGCAAACGAGGCATCTGTTGATTCATCTGCTGGACGATCAGCAATCATTGAAGCAATTATTTCATCAAAATACAGTACTGGTGCTGAGATTGCTACAATCAATAATCAGACAGAAGATCCAAACTCATATTTGACATATCAAGCATTTCGCTCCCAAGCAAAAACACTGGCAGATGGTTGGCTAAATCGATGAGAGTCAATTTCGGTCAGTGGACACCAGACCGTCCGGGAATAGCGGATAGTCTGGTCGAGGCAAAGAACGTCCTCCCTACGCTTGTAGGTTATGGGCCGATGCCTGCTGCTGCCGACTTCTCGAACGTTGCTACAGAGAACCTGCTCACTTGTTTTGTTGGTCGCTGGGTTACGGACACTGTTCTGTTTGGAGCGAGTGCTAACTATCTCTGGCGCTACTTCCCGACAAAAAGCGTAACGATTACCGGAGCTACGCAAGCCAATCCTTGTGTTATCACCTCTGCCGGTCATGGGTTTCGGACTGGCATACAGGTGACGATATCCGGTGTTGTCGGCATGACTCAACTAAACGGCAATACCTATACGATCACCAGGATTGATGCGAATACGTTTAGTCTGGATGGGGTGAACTCAACGGGGTTCACCGCGTACACATCCGATGGCACTGCGGTGTCGTACAAGTATCTGATGGATGTGACGCGGACTGCATCGGCATACACTGCAACAACGTTGTGGACGTTTACTCAGTTTGGTCAGAAGGTGATCGGAGCAAACGGTCAGGACAACTTGCAAGCATGGACGGTTGGAAGTTCAAGCAACTTTGCCGACCTTGCTGCTGCTGCGCCCACTGCTCAGTTTGTGACGACTGTCAGGGATTTCGTAGTGTCGGGCAAAACCTCGACGTACCCGAATCGATTGTTCTGGTCGGACATCAACGACGAGACCGACTGGACGCCTGGCGCTGCAAGCCAATCGGATACTCAGGACATCCCCGACGGTGGCGAGATTCGAGGTATCACTGGTGGTGAGTTCGGCATCGTACTGCTGGAGCGTTCAGTTGTTCGGATGACGTATGTCGGTGCTCCGTTGTTCTTCCAGTTCGATACACTCACTTCTGCGCTGGGTTGCTACGAATCTCGGTCTGTAGTCCGATATGGAGCGATCACTTACTTCCTGTCTGACGATGGTTTCTACATGACCGATGGTCAGCAGGTGAAGCCTATTGGGTCGGAGCGGGTGGATCGCTGGTTCTACGATATCTGCGATCCGAGTAAGTTTGACCAGATGTCGGCGGCAGTTGATCCGGTCAACAAGACTGTTAGTTGGTGTTTTTCTGACATCTTCAACAACAAGCAACTTCTTGTGTACAACTGGTCAACGGACAAGTGGAGCCACGGTTTAACGACAGCGGATTTTATTGCCACGATTGCTACTAGCGGAACGGATTTAGAGGCACTGAGTGCGCTTTATCTTACGTTGGAATCTGTTCCTGCGAGTCTGGATTCCCGTCTGTGGGTGGGCGGCAAACTGTTAGCCGGAGGAGTTGACGGTGCTAAGATCATTTC